TCAATGGACTGACCTGTGGGCAGCCAGTGAAAAGGAATTGGCAGATATAGGACAGATTAGAGCAACTGCACTTAAAGACTATCTCATGGTTCCTGGTGCAATGGACGTAATACCTCCAGATGTATTCTATGAGAAGTTTTTAGGCCTAGGCAGAGATCAAATAGACCTTATTAAGGAACTTCAACTAAAGGGCATAGATGAGGACATACGTGGTAGTGCTACAGAAGAAGAAGAGGAGTTATTAGATGAGTCTTCAAACGTTGAGTGAAAATGAAAAACGTACCTTGATAACTAGATATGATCCAACACGCACTACCTCATTACGAAATCAGTTTGCCAGGAATATGCGTGGTAGGTTTGATAGAATATGTGCAAAGATAAACAAAGCTATAATTGAACAGGATTGTTTTGGCATGCTATCAACCTATCAGGATATTCCACCTAGGAGAGCATATGATTTTCCTAGGAGTCAAGATAAGATAGCTGAATTTTTGAACTGGTTACAGGAACAAATAGATAATGATATTCTTGAGGTTATACCAGGTGTGCAATTAGGACAAGCCATAGAGCATGCTTGGACTAATAAGTTTATACAGAGTGCATTTCAGAAAGGCATCTATATGGCCAGACAGGAATTAAAACGAGCAGGATATCCTGTACCAGACAATTTACCAGAAATAGATGTGATCTTTAATTCTCCTTTCTATTTAGAAAGAGTGGGTTTGGTGTTCACCAGAACATATACTGACTTAAAGGGAATAACAGATGCTATGGCCAGTCAAATAAGTAGAGTATTAGCTCAAGGAATGGCTGAAGGTAGAAATCCAAGAGAAATAGCCAGAATGTTAACTAAAACAATAACAGGCCCTTCAGGAGATTTAGGACTAACAGACATATTAGGCAGATTTATTCCAGCTAAGAGACGTGCAGAGATGTTAGCTAGGACTGAAATAATAAGAGCACATCATTTAGCTAAAGTACAGGAATATCGTAATTGGGGGGCAATTGATGTGCAGGTAAAGGCAGAATGGATTACAGCTGGATATAACGTTTGTCCAGAATGTGCAAGTTTAGAAGGACAAGTATTTGACTTAGATGAAGTAGAAGGTATGTTACCTAAGCACCCAAATTGTTTTATCAGCTGGCTTGTGCCTGTCTATACACCAGAAGGTTGGGTAAAGATAGGCAATATTAAAGTAGGTGATAAAGTTTTAACACATAAAGGCCGATTTAGAAAAGTAACTGAAGTTATACGAATACCCAATCAACGTCCTTCTGTAGTTGAGCTAAACATTAAGGATATTGGCAAAGTAGAAGTAACAGAAGATCATCCAATACTGGTTATTACTAAAGAAGGCAACAAAGAATGGAAACCAGCTAAAGATATTACAACCGATGATCAAGTATTGAAGTTAACTATTATAGACAGTAATTATGGTTTCATTCCACAATCAATACTCAATGTACGAAAATACATACCACACAGAGATAGAATATTGCACAATCTATCAGTTGAAGAGGATGAGTCTTATGTGGCAAAAGGCATTGTGGTTCATAATTGTAGATGTACTATAGTTCCTGTGGAAGTAGAAGAAGGGGGTGATTAAAATACCTTGGACTTTGGACGATGTGGAGGAATTTAAGAAAGGTTTAACGGATAAGGAAAAACGCCAATGGGTTGCAATAGCTAATTCAGCCCTAGAGCGATGTCTAAAAGAAGGAGGTGATCAACAAACTTGTGAAGTAAGTGCAATCAAACAAGCTAATGGAGTAGCTGGTAACAAAGAGAGCACTTATAGTGAGATCACAGCTATGTCTCCTTATACTATTGCTGTTAGGAAGCATCAAGGTGAAAAACACTTGATTGTTCCTGTAGTCATGATGGTAGAGGGGGTACATAATGGCAGCCATGGTCCATTATACCACCCAGCAGAGGAGTTAGGTAAGTTTCCAGAGTCATGGAATGGCATACCAGTTATAGTTAGACACCCTCAAAAAGATGGTGTTTATGTTTCAGCCAATTCACCAGATATAGTAGATGATCAGGTCATTGGTAGAGTATACAATACTAAGTTTGAAGATGGTAAGCTTAAAGCTGAAGTGTGGATAAATGAACACAAAGCATCGTTGGTCTATCCAGAAATACTTAGTTGTTTAAGGAAAGGCCAACCAATTGACGTAAGTGTTGGTGTATTCACCGATGACGAATATATCTCTGGTGAGTGGAATGGTGAGAAGTATGTTGGTATAGCCAAGAACCATAGACCAGATCACCTCGCATTATTGCCTAATGAAAGAGGTGCATGCTCTTGGACTGATGGTTGTGGTATAAGGCTAAATAAAGAAGGTAATACTCCTTTGGAAGTTTACAAACTATCTTACAAAGGAACCGAAAGCACTGAGTGGTCTGCACCAGCTTTACAGGATTTTGGTGTTGATGGTAGGTGGGAGGATTTGCCAAGAGAGGAACGAGCCAGAATAGCTGCTCATTTCTTGATTGGAGATGCTGATGCACCTACATTTCAGGACTTAAAGTTTCCAGTAGTAAATCCTAAAACTGGTAAACTTAATGAACGTGCTTTAAGGGCAGTTATTGGTGGTAGAGGAACACAAGTTAAGGGGGTGAGTGATGAGGAGCGAAAACGAGCAAGGCGACAGGCATATAGATTACTTATAGACGAGTTTGATGTAGACTTGGAAATTCCACCAATGTCTGCATTAAAAGAAAACAAAAAAGGAGGTAGAAAAATGGAAGAGAAAGTTAAACTTCTAATTCAGTCTGGCAAATTCGATGAGAAGGACGCAGAATGGTTAGGCACTCTTCAAGAGGAACATCTTGATAAGTTAATAGACCTAACTAAAGCAGAGCCAGCTAAGATTGAGGTGAATAAGGAAGCCGTGTTAGAAGAGTTGAAGGAGCAGTTTAAGGATTTGAATGTGTATCTTGATATGGCTCCTGTTGAAATACGGGAGCAGATTGGTTTTGGTATGAAACTGTTGCAGGAAAAGAAACAAGAATATATTGACTACATAAAGACCAATTCTGCATCTAACGTATTTAGTGATGATGAGCTAAAGTCTATGAAGATTTGTCAGCTTGAGAAGTTGGCAAAGGCCATTCCACCCAAGGTAGATTATACTGCTATGGGTGCACAGCAGGTTAATGTGGCTGCTAATAAAGTGAAGCCGTTACCGCCTGCAGGAATTAAATTTGATTAAGGAGGAGGGAAAATAGATAATGGCAAAGAATACGATTAAGCTAAAAAAGTATAGTGATGTAATTGAGGAGTTTGTAGCTGGTGCTGCTATAACTCCAGGTATGTTGGTTGCTCTTAATGCCAGTGGTGCAGTAATTCCTCATGGAGAAGCAGCAGGCAATGCCATTCCTATGTTTGCACTTGAAGATGAACTGCAGGGCAAGACTATAGATGATGCCTATGAAGCAGGTGCTCCTGTACAAGTATGGGTTGCTGGGCGTGGGGACATAGTCAATGCCATAGCTGGTGCTGAAATTGCAGCTGGAGATTTCCTTGTTAGTGATGGGACTGGAAAACTAAAACCAGCTGGTGGTAGTGGAGTTAGTGTGGAAATATCTGGTACAGTTACAGGAGCAGTTACAGGAGCAGTTACAGGAGCAGTTACAGGAGCAGATGCTACGCTTACTGACCTAGAATTGACATTAGAAGAAGCAGCTGGTGATCCTGCAGGGGACTACACAGGTTCAGGCACGGGTAAGCTTACTGCAACTCTAACGGGTACTGTAGCTGGTACTGCAGCTGGTACTGCAGCTGGTACTGCAGCTGGTACTGCAGCAGTACATGCCCATTCCATAGTAGGGCAAGCTTTAGCTACTGTATCTACTGCTGGCAATAGAGTAGCAGTACGAATTATATAGGAAGGAGGTCAAAGATTAGATGAATGCACAAGTTGATTTAATTACGGCAAATGGGGCTTTGGGTGAAATAGCCAATAAACTTGCAATGAGTGGACGGCTTGACATAGGCAGGATGCGTCCTTATATAGAGCAGGACGGCCAAACCTATGTATCCGTATATGTAGGTGGAGACCCTAAGAAAGAGGATGCCTATAGAGTACTGCAGATAAACCAGGCTGGCACTCTACGCAGGGATGAGTGGAAACAGCTGGATGAAGCTGTCCTTAAGGTAGCTGAGTCTAGGCTTGGTGGTTTCCAGGATTTAATTGATGCTGGGTTGGTTTATAACCTTGGCAATGCAATGGGCACGACCGTGCTCGAATACCATGACATTAGTGATACCGACCTTTCGGCCGATATTACTATGGATGGTATTACTAGGGCACAAGGTGCTAGACCACAGTTTACGACCAATTACCTGCCTATTCCTATAGTGCATGCAGACTACGAGATTAACGCTCGTGTGCTTGCTGCCAGTAGGAATTTGGGTAATCCTCTGGATACCACCATGGCTGAGCGTGCTGCCAGAAAGGTACAGGAGAAGCTAGAGCTTATGCTGTTTGGTGATACTACATATTCTTATGGCGGTGGAACAATATACTCCTATATGAACTTCCCAAGTGCTAATACCGAAACTGAAGTTACAAGCATACTAGGTACTAATGCCTCTATTATCCTTAAACCTTGGAATGAAGTAGATGGAACCAAAATAGTCCAGCAGGTAATAGCTATGAAGCAGG